TGATTGTCGCATTTTGTCGAATTTGGAAGCAGTGACCGGAATTGAAGGAGATGATTGTCTACCACCAGTGAAAAGGAGTTCTTCTGCTGGTTATCCTTGGGTTGCCACTAAAACAGGCATGGGAAAGACAAAATGGCTTGGATGTGACGACTACTTTCTTTCTCCTGATGTTGAGCTGGTGATGAGACTCCGTGAAAACATGGCTAGAGAAGGAAAACGTTATCCTACCTTTTGGATTGACACACTCAAGGATGAACGGCGTCCTTTGGAAAAGATTGAAGCTGTCAAAACTCGTGTCTTTTCGGCTGGTCCCATGGACTACACGTTGTCTTTTCGGAAGTATTTCCTCGGTTTTGCTGCGCATTGTATGCGAAACAGGATTGGAAATGAAATTTCCGTTGGGACCAATGTGTACTCGTTCGATTGGACCAAGACTGTGAAGAAATGCACATCGAAAGGGAAGAAGGTGATCGCTGGTGATTTTTCCAACTTTGATGGCACACTTCTGCTTCCTATCTTGTACAGGATCTTGGACATTGTGAATGAGTTCTACAATGATGGAGAAGAGAATGCCTTGGTTCGACATGTCATGTGGAAAGAGATTATCAACTCGATCCATTTGTGTGGAGACAACGTGTATATGTGGACGCATTCTCAACCTTCCGGATGCCCCATTACAGCGATTTTGAATTCCATTTTCAATTCGGTGAGTATGCGCTATTGTTGGATGGTCGTTTTCAAAAATGATCCTATCATGCAATCAATGCGCATGTTCAACAAACACGTTGCGATGGTGTCCTATGGAGACGATAATGTCATCAATATCTCTGATGAGATTTGTGAACGCTTCAATCAATTGACTATCGCTCAAGCTTATGCCACTATAGGAATGATCTACACAGATGAAGCCAAGTCTGGTGAAATGGTGAAATATCGTGACATTGAAAGCGTTGCCTATCTGAAAAGGAAATTCGTCTGGAATCCTGAGGAAATGATGTGGGTGGCTCCTTTGGCGATGGAGACAGTTTTGGAAATGACTAATTGGATCCGAGGAGATTTGGATCAGGAATTGTCGACGAGTGTCAATCTGGAAACTTCTGCCTTTGAACTATCGCTCCACGGAAAAGAGACTTTTGACTTTTGGATCAAGAAATATGTCCACGCTTCGCGTGACTTTGTGGATAGACCGTGTTTCTTGACTTATGACGAATATCGCAAGTCTGAGGCTGTGAAATATGGCCGATTGAATGAGGCTTTGAATGAATGAATTTAAAACGCACTAGGGGCGAAGAAATTATCACCGTTGTTTCTTTACAGCAAAACCCGTGAGTGTGTCGTTTGCATCTGAAGTTGTACTTTGTGTGTGAATGGAAGGAGTGGTCTTCGTATCACTATTGATAAATGTTTGCCTTCTAAAATATAGGATATTTATCCGGTGCGTATGCATGTGAGTAGTGTAATTGTGCCTCACTGAAAGCGTTATTTCAAACAATTGCTAAATATACAAAACTTGATTCTAAAGCGTATTTGTGTCGTCAATGCAATCGCTTTATTTATGAAAAATTGACATATGAAGTTCCTTATGAACTTCTCAGACAGTATAGACGTTGTGAACCTTGTTTGCGTAAATGTAATGACAAGTATTATGGATTGCGTGCACAAATGGATGTCTTGTCCACTACGGAAGATTTGTCTGCGGGGCCCATTGTTGAGAAGCAGGAAATTACTGCTTTCATGGAAGATGAGCAGCCAATTGTTCACGAGAAGGATATCATTCCATTGGTTCCTAACTGGAATGATCATGCTACGGACCTCAAGAATCATGATGTTGTGGCTATTTTGCAGAGGCCTGTCATTGTTTCTTCTGGACGATTGACTCCTGTCTTTAATTTTACTCCGCTTGCCATGCCTGATGCCATAATTACTGCAAGTGCCAATATCCGTGCTAAAGTGGCCTATTTCACCTATTTTCGAGCTAATGTGAGAGTTAAGGTAGTTTTCAATGCCACACCTTTCATGTCCGGGAAGTACTTGTTGTGGTTCTCACCCTATGAAGGTTTTTCTAATAGGCCTATACCAAATAATTTGACTTGTAAGACTGGTTATCCGTGTGTGGAATTGGATATTGCACGTGGTTCTTCAGTAGAGCTAAAAATTCCTTTCTGTTCTCCTCTTTCTCACTTCGATTTGGTCAACGCGCAGGGCTATATGGGAAAATTGCACTTGGATGCAATTACTGGTACGATTGAAGGTGTCTTTCCTTCTTTAGGGGCCCCATATACTATGTATGCTTGGTTTGAGGATGTGCAGATTTCGATGCCCAATTCCAAGCTTCCTGTTACTATTCCTATTCCGCCTCTTCTTGAAGCTCAGATCTTTACCGAAGAAAATTCTAAAATTAAGAATCCTTCTGTTTCAGCTGTTGCTGGAGGTTTTGCCTCTACTGCCAAATTGTTTTCAGGCATCATTCCTCGTTTCAGTGGTTTTCTCAAGCCAGTGGAATGGGTTTCGCGTGCCATTTCATCTGCTGCGTCTTCAGTTGGGTTGAATAAACCACAGGACATTTCAACTTCGTGTGCTATTTATAACATCCCAGGCAAAGGTTTCACTCATATGGATGGAGTGGATTCTGGTGTGCCTTTGGCCGCAGCACCTGATAATGCGTTGACTATGCCTTCCGGTTTGTTTGCGACTGATGTAGACGAAATGGATATAGGATATGTGTGTAAGAATGCGTGCATTTGCACACGTGAAATTGATTGGAAGACGGATACTACAGTAGACACCGTTCTCTTTTCTCTTCCTGTTTCTCCTGGTTTTTGCCCAACTGCTGGTTCTGAAATTTCTCCTACTGTCCTTGGTTTTGTATCGTCCATGTTTGAGAAATGGACTGGTGCTTTGCGTTATCGTATCGCTGTTTCAAAGACCGCCTTCCATTCTGGAAGGCTTCGCATTACTTATCATCCGGCCCATTTTAATCCCAATTTGCCTCCTCTTGTCTTTGAGAACGCATATAATTGGGTTCTCGATCTTTCTGTCACATCTGAGATGGATTTCGAGATCCCTTATGTTTCTAACACTCAGTGGAAAGATGTTGCTTTGGGTGATTCCACCACTCTTGAATCGGTGCAATTTTCCACTGGTATGATTACGATCTCTGTTTTGACTGAATTGGTCGTTGCAAATGCTGCTGCTTCTTTGTCAGCTCCTATGTATGTTTGGATTTCGGCTGCAGATGATTTTTCCCTGGCTATTCCTACTAATCCACGGTATGTGCCTCTTGAATTCACTCCTTTTTCAGAGTCTGAGCTTTTGGAAGCCCAAATTTGGAATGAGACCGGAAAAGATTCTCGTGTTCAACAGGAGGAAACTGCTCCGGATGTTATGTTCTTCCCAAAAGCTCCTATAGATTCGACCTTGCCAGAGCAGTTGACCATTGGCGAGAAGATCGTTTCGCTTAGGTCGGTTATCAAGAGATTCTGCAAGACTGCAATTGGTAATTCTTCCCCATATCCTAACCTCGACAGGAGTGATTATTCTTTTCCTGGACCCTTTCCACCAACAGGTTCCACACTTGTCACTCCATATGTCTCTGTAGATCCTGCCTTCTTTGGCACCAATGGCACTCCGTATTCGAATTCTCGCTCGCCTTTCTTTGTGACTAAGTATTTTACTGATGGGGAAACGTTGACTCAAGGTGATGCTATTGCAGGTTATTCTTTTCAGTCTCAGGCTCTGATTCATTATCTATCCTACATCTACACTTTTTGGACGGGATCAAAACGTTACAAGTATTTCGTGGGTCAGAACACCACTCAGTTTCCTTCCACGTCTTTGCTCCGTAATGCAGATGGTAGTCCCTTTCTAACTGAAGATTCTTTAAATCCTCGGACCCGTACCCAAATTCCTTTGCGTGTTTATAGGGATACACAAATTTTTGAAAATGGGACTATTGATTCTCCCTTTGCATCAACTTCAACCGGAAATTCTGCGGATCGTGTTGACTCCAAGTTTGAATCAATTGTTTTTCCTGATCTGGATGGAGTTCTTGAATTCACTGTTCCTTATTATGCCCGAACTCCAATTTCCTTGATTGCCCAGGGGGACACCAACTCAACGAGGGGTTTGCTCGTTTCCCGAAATAAAATTCAAATTAGTAAGGGTTTTTCTAGTGATGATGTTATCGCTCCCTACTTTAGATTTTCCACGCCCGTCGCCACTTATCCAGTGTTCACAGGCAGGACCGTTGAAGACATTGGCGCTTTTTGCCTTTACGAAGCAGCTGGAGATGACTTTTCTTTCGGTTATCTCCATGGGGCCCCCACGCTCGTGAACACGCGAGCTTTTTAATTTCACGCCGTTGTGCGTTTCTTTAAATTTATTTTTGAAAATTTTATAAAATTTTTGTCCTCTTGGATTCTCATAAAGAATTCTAAGAGTTTTTATCAACCTCTTGAGGTGGTCACTTTTCTAGCGAAGAAAAGTCCTGACGTAATTTCTAATTATGAACCACCCTCGGGGTGGATGTAGTAGTTAGAATGACAATTACGTTAGGTTCAGCCTTAAGTTTTGTGTTTTTACAATTTTTACGTCCAATTCGCAAGCAA